GGCAGCGAACACACGATGTCCGTACCAGCCTTTACCAACATTTTCTTCCAATTCAATTAACTTAACCTTACTAGCACCTTCAATTTGTTTATGAACATTTTGTTTATGTTCTTTTCCATCAATGAAGATGTAGTGGGTTAAATCTTTATAAGTCTGTTTATCAACCGACTTTAAAGCATCACTTAGTTTAGGATTGCCAATTGTGGGTGTTATTACCGCTACTTTCATAATTTATTCCAACGGAAGATTAATTTCTGGATAAGCTTCTTTAATAAGGCGTGGAGTTAGATACTTGACAGCTAAATCTTTTTTAAACATCTTACACAACAATTCAGCTTCATCTTTATGTAATGATTCTAAAATAACCAATAACAATTGTGTTTGTTTATATGGTTTCAAGTCTGGCGACTTTTTAGCATGACCAGTAATAAAGCGATACAGTTTATTGACCTCAGAATCGAGGTAAGTAAAATTTAAACCAGCAGGTTCAATCGCAGGACGATATTCTGGTGGTTGAATATCAAATTTGATATCAGGATGAAAAGCATAGAATAGAAAATCTCTGAATCTAGGGTCACCCTCTTTTTGTAATACCGCAAGCTTGCCAGCACGGTTAGGTGCATCATCAAACTTTTTTAATATCTCCGAATATAGGATTTCAGAACTCATCTATTACCTCAATTAAATTTTTCAAACGATTAGCAATCATATAATTCATAAACTCTTGTCTAGTATGACCTTTAGTGCTTTCATAGGTATCTATGATGCTTTGTTTAAGTGTTTCTGGAATCTGAGTTAAATCAATCAGCATTTCATTACGCTTAAAGTTTCGCAACATTTCATCTGTGCAAAATTCACTAGGGTCTTGGTTCAACCAGTTTATAATCTTAGCCTCGGTAATAGGCTTTTGTCTAGCACCTTCAATAAAGGTTTCATCTTTACTTAAAATGTTAGGAATACCGTCACCTTTATCACCACGAATAATCAACTGTTTCAACTGTAATGAAGGTAAAGGTTCTTTAATCGCTTTCTTTAAAATAGGCGAATATTGCTCAACATTAGAAAACTTTTGCAATTGTGAAAAGTCTTTATCTGAGGAGAGAATCATAACCTTACCAATAGAAGCGTAACGGGTTGCCAATACGGCAATCACATCATCAGCTTCAGCAGTATCAACATCAATCACTTTGTATGGCGAATGGTTTTTCAACTCATCACGGATTTTATTCAGGACTTCAAAGATAGAACCCCAATCGTGACCAGAAGATTGTCGTGCTTTCTTGCGGTGTGCCTTGTAATGCGGAAACACATCACGGCGCCAATATTTCTTATTATCGCAAGCAATCACAACTTCAGGACCGTGAGAAGCTTTAAACTTCTTCACATAGGTACGAATAGTGTTTAGAATCATATGGCGAACCAATGATTCATCTACTGGTGTCTTTGAAGAACCAATTTGTTCCATCAAGTTAGCAATCGCTACTTGGTTAAAGTCAAATAATATCATAATAAGAATAGGGCGCCAACTAGCGACTTTCTTTCCTTGTTTGTTTGTGGTACATAATATGCCGAATGATAAAACTTTCCACTATAAATTACAGCGGTGTTATATTTTGATGGTACGACCAAATACTTTTCATAATCGGTATTTCCATCAAATGGTTGCCATTTAGATTCTTTATCTTCTACAAAATCGTATTTGATGCTATCACCATAATACTTATCTCCATTTTTGTAAAAGGCAGTTCCATCATCTTTATGATTATCAGTTAACCAAATGTTAATAGCCATGTCAAAAGTATCAACATGGGGTAAACGAGCGGTTTCTGTAACATTCATATCAGGATAAAATATATTTGTATACCAATCAATTCTAAATTCTTTACCAATCATTGGGTAAAGTAGATTATTAAAATAATGAGTAAGTTCTTGTAAATAATTTGCGGAAATTAATTGTTGTAAACCTGGCGCATAACTAATCACTTTACCATTTCTAAGAAAATCTTCCTTATCTAAGGCGGGAAACTTATCCAAATATTTTAACAATTTATCTGGTTCTACCAAAACATCATCAACAACAACATACTGAGTTTTTTCGTATTGATATACTTTAGGCTCAGCTTTGATGTTTACCTTTGATGCTTCAGTAAACTCATTGAAAGATATCTTGTCCATGTTCCATTCTAATGCATTTCTGCACTTAGATGAGGCAATCTTGACATTTGTTTTGCCACAACAGCATCAAATACTGCCTCATGCAATTCATTCAATTCATTTTCGGTAATAGCATCAACAGGCAAAATGCCTTCTAATACTGCCAGAACAATCACTTGTCTATCTTTTGTCATATCATTACCTTATAATCTTTAACAACACCGTATCTTTATTCAATCGACCATTTAACTTAGCATCTTTTGATTTGATATTTTCCATTGCATTACGCAAAAATACTTTTGCACCTTTCACCACATCTGGCAGAATTGCTTCTGGCTTGCGTAGCGTTTTCTGTACCGATTTCATTTCGCTGAAATTGGTAAGACTTGTTCCCTTGACACCGAATCCTTCAGAATCAAGAGCATGATAAACACCTAACTTCCGTGTTTTCACATTAAATATCCACAATGAGGTTGCACCAATGATTCCTTTTGGTAATTCTGATTCTAATTTGTAGGTATCATCTTTAGCACAATACTGAACCTTTGCGGTCAATTGCTCTGGTGTCTTTGATTTACGCTTTCGTGGTTTACGATTAGATTTTGATTCATCACCAAGCTTCAAAGCATCGGTAATAATCAAATCACAATATGCAACCAGTTTTTTAATCTCTGGTCGGCTAAAATTAGAATAACCTTCTTTAATCTGCTCATCATCACTAACAAGCACATTATCAAACTCTGCCCTACGGCGTTTAAAGATTTCAATAATCTTTACCGAGTGCATAGCCTTTACCTTATCGTGCATTAGACCATAAGGTGATGGTATCTTAGAAAATCCACTTAGTATGTAATCATCAATAGACCCTTCCAACTCTCCTGCAATCTCGGAGACTTTTTCCGCAATACGGTCTTGTATAGTTACTACTGGAACAGTTTTCTCAACCACGACTGTTTCCGTTGATTCCTCGACAAGCAACTCCAAAACTCTATTATGAGTATCTCGCTTCACTTCATCGGTAAAAATTGTTCCATTAGTAATCATACGGCAAATATATGCCGTTGTCGTAAAACTCTTGCCAGCCGCCAGTTTGCCTTTTAACTTATTCTTCTTGGCATACTCGGCAATATACTTAGCTGCCGTCTTAGCATCTTTATTTGTATTGTACCAATTTAAGGCGGCTGCTATGTCGCTTTGAGATTCTAAATTCTCATATTTTGGTTCAGCCGTCTTACCGAGTAATCGGTCAATTGTTGCTGAGTTCTTTGTTTGCCTTGCCATCCATTAGTTCCTCAAATGTATATTTACCGTAAGAATCAATAAACATAATTCCATCTTCTGTTTCGTTAATCGTCTTACTTATACACTTTGCTGCTTCAAGTGCTTCTTTTGCCGAATTTAGTATAGCACAATTACCAAACATTTCACTCAAAACCTGCGAATCAATGTTATAGTTCATGCTATCATCATTATAAGAACCAAAGAGGTAAATAAAGCGCTCAGAGGCCGTAACACGGTAACCGTCTTGGGTCACCATCACATATACACCAGACATTATCTTTCCAATATCACATATTCACCAAAATAATTATCAAAGACCTGTACCAGATTTTCATAATTACCAGATTTCATTTCCGCCAAAATGGCATCACTATCAAGTCCAAATTTTCTCGCATTTTTCTGAGCAAAGCCCATTAAATAAAAGGCATTACCTTGGGGGCCAGTCAAATCAATAACAAGTGGTCGCTCAACTTTATCAATAATCATTTTTTCTCCATAATATATTTAATAACTTCATTAGCTTCTTTGAAGCCAGATTTTTCAACAGCTAATTCAATATAATGGTTTTGACATTCATATAATTCATTTACAAAATCCATTATATCTTCTCTGCGAATTTTTTTATATTGAACCGAGGACATTTTCTTAGGCATAATCACTCCACAATGTAAGGTTTACTCCACTTGCCGATATTAATATCAACATAATAAGCTGTATTGAAATAATCAACTTGAGCATCCGATTCATCGTACCAGTCCGCACCTTTTAAAGCGGCCAATGCTTCAGTCAAAAACTCTTTAGGTTGACCAGAAAAATGCTCGTGATACCAATAGGGATTAATATTTAAATATTTCTCAGCAGCTGAACCGTTGCGAAAACCACCAGGCTGATTAGAAACCGTAGAATTATAATTTTTGATAAAATCAATTTTACCAGATTTTACATTCAAAACAATGGTAGAATGATTATTGACTTTCAAAGAACCTTTAACACCATATTTTTTCAAAATAGGTTTTAGCTTAGAAGCGATAATCGCCTTTTTTTCTTGGTTCATATATGCCATGATAATGCCTTTCTTTATTAATGAATAACCATTATAACACATCCATGGTAAAAGTAAAGCCCCCTGTTGCGTAAAAACAACAGGGGGCTATTATTGATTTAGCTAAATTTTGGAGTGGGTGACAGGAGTTGAACCTGCATAAAACGGATTTGCAATCCATCGCCTAACCATTCAGCAGCACACCCACACAATAATTACATTTCGGTGTAATCTTCTTTACCACATCCACATTCTGGACATTCAAAATCCTCTGGTAAAGTTTCCCATTTACCTTCAGTTACTTCATCGTGGACATGGCCACAAACTATACAAATATGTTCCATTATAGTTTCTCCAATTGTTTCTTGTAAGCGTTAGCGTGCTTTTCTTCTACTCTTTTTAAAGCAGAGAATCTCTTTTCAGCTTTAACAAGTAATTCTTGGAATTGTTCAGCGTGAACTTTAGATTCATCAATGTTATCTTTGATTTCTTTTAACCATTGTTGATGACCTTCCATTCTAGCTTGTAATTCAAACTTAGGATACATTGTGGTAAATTCATATGTTTCACCTTCAATCGCCAATTCAAGGCAACGCTTAGTGCTTGGTTTACCTACTAGCAATTCTAAATGACCCCATGCGTGGAGAATTTCTTGGTCGGCTGTGTGTTCAAAGTGTTTTGCAATATCTTCAAAACCTTCCGCACGAGCAAGTTTAGCAAAATACCGATATTTGATATGTGCCATTGATTCGCCAGCCAAGGCGCTTTGTAAATTTTCTAAAGTTGTATCCATGATTTCCTATATTTTTGAAGAGGCATTATAATAACCATTATACACTAATTTACCGATTAATGTGGCAAATGTATTATTATAATACCCCTTCTGTTTCTCGTTCTTTCTTAAAGCTTTATTACTTTTCTTGTGCGTTCCCGCTTTTCGAAACAGAGCTAGTTTGACTAGGTAGTTTCTTTCCTTGGGAATTCTTTCCTTCTTTTTCTTCACTTGTTTTCTCCTGTTCAACATCAACAAATCTATATATTGTGCTGTATAGATTAATTGGTTTCCAAAACTTACTGAATAAATTGTTTACTGCTAGAATGGTTGCAACAATTGAAATTATTCCAACTGAAACAAACATTGAGCAACCCATAAAATCCCATGCTTGCTGAATTGTCATATTAAACTCTCAAAAATGGCACTCGGAAGCGGAATCGAACCGCTCTTCTTGCCGTGAAAGGGCAATGTCCTAACCGATAGACGACCCGAGCATTGGTTGCAGAGGTTGGATTCGAACCAACGATTTCATGGCTTATGAGACCAGACGGATAGACCACTTCCATACTCTGCGATAATAATTGTCAATAGTAAAATGCGTTGGCCACTTATGGTGTTTGCTTCCGATAACTCGGATCGTCCAACGCACTTTATTATATATTAAGCAACTGACCCATCAGGATGCTTATATTTTATTTCACCGTTTTCATCTTTAAATGAAAGTCCTTCCCAAAAATACTCTTTTTTCCTGAAAACATCTGCGTGTTCTTCGGTAAATTCTGTTACATCAATTTTTGTCATACCGAGAAATTCCTGCCAATTGTCATCAGCAGTTTCCGCAATTTTAAACGCTGCTTCTTCATTTTCCGCTTCAACAATATGAACTTGTCGGAACATTCCAATAGATTCAACAATATATTTTGTCATTTTTTACTCTCCCAACGTAAAATTCACTTGTTTTACAGAATCCCAGCGAAAACTACGCCAGCCTTCTGCTTCAATATCCCAAACTGCAAGCGCTTCATCTGATTTTTTGCGAATATTTGTCGAATTTTCGCTTCGGTCTGCTTGCGGAATGAATTCTTCACTCAAAGTAGCTTGCATAACACGTTCCGTGCCGTCTTTTTTTGTAAAAACAACACCAACAACTCGTTCACGCAACAATTCACGCAACCATTCACGACCATTTTCGTCAGCAAACGCATTTTTTGCAGGTTCATCACTCACATTTAACAAATCAAACTCCGTTTTCAATTCTTCCAACTCTTGAGCTAAACGGGATTCTGATTCTTCATCAGTTTCCTCATCTTCTTCTTCGTCCCAATCTTCTTCATCTTCGAATTGGTCACGCAAATTGTATTCCTCAATCAATTCCTCAGGAATATCTTCAACATCTTCAGCATTAGAATACTCATAGCACTCATCATCACCTGCACAATTGCGTCCAACGAATCCCATGCCAGGTTCCCAATAGGTAGCAGTAACATACCACTCGGTTTCTCCTGCTAGAAAATCATAAAACGCTATTGGCGGTGCCCATGCTGTATCAAAATTAATTTTAATACAATTTTCATTCACTTTTTCCCATGAATAAATTGAAGCTTCCCATTTTGTTCCCCAATTTGCAACATTCCAACCATACCAAGATTCACCTTCATCAAATTCTGGTGGTCTTGGCACAAAATAACCAAATAAACCTGCTTCGGCAGTTTCATTTTTTTCTCGTTCATCTAAAAATTTTAAGTGTGCTTCTAGTTTTGCAACTTCGGCAACATCATCATTATGAAACTCAACATTATTAGCACACCAATTAGGCATTTTTCTTTCCTTTCAATTAATCTTCCGATAAAGACTTCGCATAACTTGACATTTTCATCATTGTAACACGAGCCATTGTTCTTGTGAGGTAATTATCAACCCACTTCCAACTGTTTTCCGTTTTCTTTACAAAGCAACCAAAGATATCCGCACCTAATAGATTCCTCACATAGGTCTCAGGATGCGAAAATATCGCCTCAAAATGGTCATCTAAAATCGGCAAGCTGTCATCGCCTGTCCTCATAAAGATAACATGGTACATATCACCAACTTCGGTGCCACCTACTTTTTCGCCTTTAATAAAATCATCTTTAAAATCAAAATAAGATAATTTTATACCATCATCTTCGCCTGGTAAAATGTAGAACCCATCGAACTTTTCTGAATCATCCATACAAACCTTTTATAAAGTTCCATTACTTATACTCTCAACATTAAACCAAATACATAAATTCCCAATAGTCCTGCATTAACAGCGACCATTGCTTTTTCTTTAATCAGAATACCCCATATTAAAAACAATACGGCACCTAAATTCAATAGGTAGATATTCAACGGGTCAAGCGCCAGCGTTGTAGCGAGGGCGCCTGCTAAAGTGATTAGTGTGGCAATCCACTTTAAAAAATCAATCATTAATATCTGCTTTCTCCATTTGTTCAGCCCAATCAGCATCCATTTGAGCCAAAAAATCATCTTGCTCCCGCTTTCTTTCATCAGCGAGCCACTTGGCTCTTTTAGCTAATTCAGGATCGGTTTCTTCAACAACCCAACCTTGTTGGCGTAATTCTTCACGACCAGAAAAGGTTGCTTTCATGGCATCAATAGCGCCATGAATTTGCTCAATATTAGCAATTAGCCAATCACGGTCATTCCACTGCTCAACAGTACCGAAACCACGAGGACGAAAACCATAATAATCTTTATGGAAATCGCTGAAATAACCTTGTAATTCTTCAACTGATAATTTAGCGTATGACATAATAATCCTTATTTTGACAAGTTAATAATTCGAGCATCATATTCCATGAAAGACACTTCCATTGGAACAAAAACAATTTTAGCAATCCGACTAGAGCGAACACCCTTACGGAATTTACCGTCCCAAAAATCTGCTACACAAGTGATTTTGTAGCACTTGTAGCCAGGCTCTGTGCAATTGGCATTTTCAACAATTCCTTCAACATAAGCATCGGAACGACCAAACATTGGCTTAAAATCATAAGCACGAATTACATCACCAACTTTTGCAACACCTTCAAATTTCATCATTTTTGTTTCCTTATCAACTCAACAGGAACCATTATACACGAACCAGTGGAAAACACAAGCCCCCTGTTGCAGAAAAACAACAGCGCTAAGCTCTTGATTTTAAACGACTTTTAAGACCATGTCCTATGTTTCTCGGCGACCCATTCCATGCCATCGTATTCTTCAATAGTCCATTGAACATCGGTAGGAATATCGACCAGTTTTAGTTTAGAACAAAACCCATCGGCTTTCTCACCCAGCTCTTGCACCACACGAACCAAGTCCACATCGTTGCGGTCAATATATCGGTAATTGAACCATTCATCACCAACATAATAATCACTCGGCAGAACCGAATTAGTATTCTTTTCCTCTTTTCGTAGGTCAAGACCTTTATACTTAGCGTATAACTCCGTGGCTTCATCACTTAAGCCAAAACCACCATGACAATTATTAATTACAATCTTCATTAGTACCTCAAATGTATATACAAAAAAACAAACAATAATAGAATGACTATTACATCAGCCCAAGTCCTACCATTCATAAAAACTCCATTACTATAATTATAGCCATCGCAATTACTGTGGTCATGCTTGTCCCCTTGCTCTGATTACTTTTACATAAGCCAACAACATTTCTGCAACCCAACTCTGCATTGCTGGGTTATCTTTTAGTCCACCTAAGTCTGTTGTTTCTAATAACTTTGCACACGCCTCACGCTCTTGGTTCATAGCCCACCGAATAGCATCTCTTGTGCTTGCATGACCTTGGATAGCCAATTCAATAATTTCATCTTGTGTCATTCTTCAACTCCGAAATGTTCTTTGATAATCTTACGATACTTAGTTTGAAACAACATTTCTTCTGGTGTATATTGATTACCTAATTGCATACGCAGGCATTCATCCATACATTCTTTAACAATCAACTTAGCAAACTTTTCTATATCAAAGTGCTCGTCAAGCATAAAGTTTCTATTACCATAGACTTGGTTCCATGCACCACACTCTTTGGCTAATTCTTCAATTCTACTATTCATACTACAATTACCACTCTTATTTCTTCAAGGTTTCCGAGGCGCTCCGCGCTCCTAGGTTCCTCACAATACCAATCCAACAAAAAACGCCAAGGCAAATCCCATTACACCGAAATACAGTATCATCAGGACATACCAAAATTCATCCATTATCATATTCTCAATATTCATAGAATCAACCCTATAACCATACCGACCATTGCTAAGAGCATCAGTTTAATCCTGAATTTATCTTCGTAGCTCATTTCATCTACCCTCTGAAAACAATAGAACACCCACAATGACCATTACAAATGTCCATGCAAATATAAAGAACATCACAATGGCATTAATAAGAATTTGAGAGAATACTTCCATTATCTAAACCACATTTCAATCATATTAATGAACATTAGCCACCACACATAAATCTCATGTAGAAATTCATCCATGTTATCCTCTCATAGCCGATATAATATAACTCTGAATAGTAGTAAGAGATTCTTGGACTATCAGATGTCCTTGGTTAAACTGAACCTTTGTGACCTCAATTTCACGGCCACCATAGGCATCTTTAAAGGGAAAGAAACACTCAATTTGGCGAGGATTCACAAAGACTGGCTCTGTATCTCCAAAGGTATTCTGAAAACGGGTTAACTGTATAAACATTTTATTTCCTTTTATTTAAATTGAATAATTATCCATTCTTAGATAAAGAAAGATAATTCCATTGTAACACATTGTAGACCATAGAGAGGCAATCATTAGAATGCCACTCGACTTCCACGGTAAATTTCCTGGCCGCGGATTTTTTAGAAACGACTTCCACGAATTCTCTGGCTGGCCAGGATTTTTACGAAATCTCTCTCTAAAAAAGCATTGTTCCAGACACTAAGGATCCTACTATCACTAATCAAAAAAGTAAGGATCCTTACTATATGGCTCCTGTGGTTTCGGGCTGACCCCCACCACCCTCTGCTTCAGAATGTATTAAGTGAAGGCTGATACTCTGCTATCAACTGGCGCTCTCTACTGTGAGCTGCCTTGCGACCTCTGACCACCTCTAGCACCTCATACTGTATGCTATCATCACCTCTCAGCGCTTCGCATATTGCCCAATCCTTCTGCTCTTTTTTGGCTCTGCTCAGGTGCTTCTGCACTCTGACCTTAACGCTTCTCAAATAGGCTTGACCAATTGCAACTGTAAGACCAATATAGGTCTGCTCACCTATTGTCAGCTGATACAGCACATGGTTACGGTCTGACCTCTTTTTACGCATTAATAACCTTTAATTCATCCTCTGAAAATAACATCTCACGGACGGCTTCTCTGCGCCATCTCAACTTAACAGGAGTCTGGAGGCGGACAGTATATAACAGGTCACGCCCATACATTCTGCTTTTTTGGACTTGACCGATTACTTTATCATCGGTCAGCCTTAGACTAGCGACCACGAAGCTCATGTCGGCAATCATATTAGGCAGCCATCTTCAATACGGTAACTTTGGAAGGCTTCTTATTTGCCTTAATTGCCTTAGTACCAACTGGTGGGTTTTTGAGAGCAGCAAGTTTAGCTTCCAACTTAGCGATACGAGCCACTTTTTTCTTAGCACTCTCAAACGCTTTAACTGACTTAGCCATCGCTTTAGCTTGTTTAGCAGCAGCTCGCACTTCTTTTTCAGCAGCAACTGCTTCTTTATACTGAGCGACCATTGTTTTCAACTCAGCACGCTTAGCAACGATTTCAGACTTCATAGCAACTGTAATATTTGACATTTTGTTTCCTTTAAAAATTTCGTTTGTTTTTCAATCTATGTGGCTAGTATAACACAACCAAGGCAATTGTCAAGGCCTGCTGTTGTTTTTTAGCACAGCCCATTAGGCGCCCGTCCAACTGATACTTCCGTATTCATTTTCCATGATATTGCCCCTTGCAAAATTCTTAGCGGGAGCACGCCAACTGGCACTCTTTAGAATATCGCCATGCTTGAATGTAGCCTTTGCGGTCTTATATTCACCAAGCACAATGAATGAATGGCTACTACGGGAGGTGTCACCAGTATGGCCAATGATAACCTTAATAAACTTCGAGCCCATATCAAACTCAACGGTCAATTGGCGGTCAGGCCTTGAATAACCTCTCTGGTTATAGTTAGCCTTCAGATAATCAGCGTATTCATCCAACGCAATGGCTAGGTCTTTCATTCTGCTCATACATAATCCTCTGCTAAAACAATGTATTCAATATAAAGATTCTCCAAGGTCTCATCGTCCTTGGTCATTAGATAATCGGTCGTAAAACCCTTATAGGATAGCAACTCAATTAATTCTGCACGGTTTAAAGTAATCATATTATTCCTTAATGAAGCCACGAGCACAGGCTTTTTGATGACCCATGTTATAGACTGAAAATTTATTGTTACGGAAGGTCTGACACTTGCGAACCGCTTTGGTCTTACCCACTTTAATCATACCGCCTTGCTCAATGAAGGACAGTATATCTTGCTTCAACTGAATGTCAGCTTGTAGTTTAGAGAGATTCATTGCACCCTTTCAAAAATCATCATGGCCACGAGAAAACCGTAACCAAACGCAATAACATAACCCAACACTTTATTGCCCAGCGCATTTATATCAATATTTTTCATCATGTGGCCATTATATCAAAACCACGGTAATTGTCAAGGCCCCCTGTTGTATCCACGCAACACGTAAAAAAGCCCTTATATTTCAAGGGCTTACGAGGGGGCTTGACAAACTTTGCCCAATATGTTAGGATGGCTGGTTAAC